GTGCAGACTTTTGGTATGTATGGGCAATGATATTCACGTAATCACATTTAAGGTTCTTTAAAGATTCATAAGCTTCATGTGCAATTGAATGGTCTGGTGTGACATTAATCATAACGGATAGTCGCTCCCTTCAGCCAACCACTGCAAACAGCACCTTTAACTTTCTGGCCATCTTTATTTTTAGCTGTAAATTTTGTGGAAAATGTATCGTCTTTACTACAAGCAAAAAAAGCATGACCATCAGTTTGAATGTCCGTAAATCCATTTGCTTTTAATGCATTAATTGCATCATTAGAAGAAGAACATCCCAACAACACTACGCTTAGCAATACTATATTTAAATATTTACACATCATTTTCTTCCCAATTCTCATCATTTTCTGACTTTAGCTCTAACAACGTAGGTATATGAATCTTCGGATCTGGTGCTGCACTTGGTGAAATAGTATGAGTAATTTCTATATGTCCTCCACAAGTAAATCCGCAAAATAAGTTAGGGCATGTGAGCCAAACATCTTTAAGTAAAGGATGTCTTTGTTCACTTGATCTGATCTTTAAATTGTTACTTTTACAGTGTGGGCAGATTATTTGTGGACGGGAATTGTTCTTGTTAATAGTGTTGTAGTTATTGGGTGCAATCATTTATCAAATCCTTAAGAACATATTTATATTTATTTTAAATTAAAAGAACAAATATTTGTTCTTTTTCTATATTTTTTATAGTATTTAGTTGGTTTTTCTAATGCAGAAAAATATATGCAAAATTTAAAATGCCAATGTTGTTTTAAATTATTGGCTAGAACAGATGGCTTTAATCAAATCGAAATTAAATGCCCTCGTTGTAAAACCCTAAACACATTCCAGAGCACCTTGAGTGCCTTACCTGAATGCCCAGAGCATCAAACACCAGGTAAGATTCATGACACAAAACCTCTCACCACAATACAATCCTAGTGGACATAGTTTCAGTGGTTGGCTCGGTGGTAAATCACAACTAGCTAGAACAATCATTGATATGCTTCCAGAACATAAAACATATGTTGAAGTCTTCGGCGGAGCAGGATGGGTTCTATTTAAAAAAACCCCTTCTACTGTAGAAGTTATTAATGACATTAATGACGATCTGATTAACCTGTATCGCATATTAAAATTTCACTTTGATGCGTTTTTAACTGAATTTGAATTATTGTTATTTTCACGTACTCAATTTGACGATTTTAAATGTGACCAATCTGGTCTTACTGATATTCAAAGAGCAGTGAAGTTTTATTATTTATTACGTTCAGCATTTGGCTGCCAGCTTGATGGTAGTTTTACATATTCAAAAGATAGAACGAACCGCATGCGCCTGGGCGAACGTCTACGGGAACATTTAGTTTCTATTCATGAACGTTTGCAAGATGTAGTCATTGAAAATCGCTCTTATGATTATGTCATCAATCGCTTGGATGGTCCTGACACATTATTTTATCTGGATCCTCCCTATTGGGATTGCGAAAATGTTTATGGTAAAGGCATTTGGTCTAAAGAGGATTTTTATACTCTAAAAGACAAACTAGATAAGATTAAAGGAAAGTTCATTTTAAGCCTGAACGATGTGCCTGAAGTGAGAGAACTGTTTAAGGACTATCAAATGACACATCGTAAAATCCGTTGGTCAGTGAACTCTAAAGCAGCTCATGAAGACCACAATGGCAATGAGTTGATCATTTATAACTTTTGATCTGTTTTGACTTGTTCAAGCATATCTTTCTTAGCATTAAGGCGTGGTAATTCACGCTTTAATCGTTTTTCAGCAGCCACTTTACTTTGAAATACACGATCAATGACTTTGGGGTTAGTTTGATCCCCCAAGGTTACCCAATAACGTGGGCTTTTATTTTGGCCGATTGTATATTGTGTTTTTAAACCTGTATAAGCCTTCTGGTCTAACTCATTATGCGCTGTAAATTTACCTGTCTCGAGATCTAATAGGGCATATTCACGATCTAAACGTTGTTGTGCTCCAGCTTTAGTCAAATAAAGATATGAGAAATGTTTAGGGTTTGATTGATCACCTTTAGTCAGTTTTACAGCCTTATCCCCTTCTTGATAATAAACCACAACACCAGTCCATTTTTTATCTTTCTCGGAAACAAATTGGTCTTCAAATAGTTCAGATACATCGTCTGCATCTGGGAAAAAAACTTCAAGTTGAAGATCAGTTGTATATCCACCTGAACTGTCCAGTGTGTCTGTGATCGTTGTTCCAAGCCAGTAAATTTCGTCAATCTGCTCTTTGATTCCAATAAACAAGAAAGTTTGTTCCGGGACAAGATCTGGTATTCCTCTGGCCAGTTTATAACTGAGTGTTTCTGCTGTTCGTTTAAAGTGGTTTAGCTTGGCTCTAGCAGCTAAAGTTGCGGTTTGTTTATCACGATGAATATGACGTAACTCTTTAATATTTTGATTCGATTGGTCACCAACAATCACTTCAAGTTTTTTGGCCATTTTATCGTCGTAATAAAATGCACGTATTGCAGTGACCTCTTCCCCTCCATCACTAAAACTATATCTGTGTTCATCGCCTTTTGACCTGGTCAAAACAAAAGTTGGAAGCTCTTGGCCAGAAATGGTCTGACTCTGGCCTTTTGGCATAAAGAGTAATGTACCGTTTTTGATGGTAGCTATAGCATCGTGCTCATCTGCTAAACGAGTCAGTAAATTTGCATCTGATTCATTTTGATCGATATGAATAATTTTATGTTTGGCCAGTTCTTCAGATACTTGGTCATTAAGATCATGTTCGATTGCAATCTTTCTAATCAGATCCCCCAAAGCAATATCATCAAAGCTACGTTCCTTTTTTTGCTTTAAAGATTTTTTCATATCTGCGCTGGTAGCACGGATCCGAAGTGTATCCGGTGCTCCGCCATGCTCAACTTCTTTAACGATGTAGCTACCTTTATAAACAAGTCCAGAATGCTGCCAACCAAGCCATGCTTGTATGACCGCACCCTTACTTGGGATTTCAAGTAATCCATCATGATCGGACAATGTTAAATCAAGCGTATCAACCTCAAAACCACGTTTGTTTTCAATACGCATTTGCCCTAAGCGATTGTTGACCTTTGATGAGATATCTACGCCATCAACAACAAGTTTATAAATAGGAACAGAACTCGCCTGCAGTACATCATCAACAACTGAATTTATTGCGGAAATAAGGGTCATAATAAGCCTATCAATTTACCTGCAGCATTACCGATTAGAGTTCCTGGCTTCTGTCCTTGTGTCAGCTTTAAACTAAACTCAATTTTTCGAGGAGTACCATCTGTAAAAAAGTAAGTTTGTGTTTCTTGCAAATCATCAATGTGATAAAGCCCAAAAACTTTACCTGTTCCTGCGATAAGCGGAAAATTTTTACCTGTATCACCCATAGCACGTAAAGCAGTGATACTCATCTGAGAGCCAAACTCCGGCACAATACTTCCTTCTAAGGTAATCGTATCTTCCCCCCTACCCACAAACTGATAGGCTGGCATTTCACCAACACGTGAATTACTTGGATGCCGCCAATTGGTACTGCGTTGTAACTGCTGGTAAACCGCAGTCGGGATACTAAACGGGAACATACCCAATATCATCATCATGTGATTTACTCCTGATCTGCCATGATTGTGCGTACACGTGACAATTTATCGCGTTGTAATCGATTAATTACTTGTTCAATTTGACGTTCAAGATCCTGAACCATTTGTCCTGGTGCAGCATGAATATGAATCGTGTAAGTGTCTCCAGCCACAGCCAATGAAGACTGACGACTTGATGTTAAATTTGGTGCGGTTTGTATTTTAGAAATAACTGGAGCAGCAATATCAATCTGATCCATAGCTGGCGATTGAGCTTTATTGGTGAACAAATTAAGAACTTGATTATATTTGTTCTTTAACTCTGGAAAGGCTTGAGTTAAACCCATGCCAATACCACCTACGATATGTCCACCTAGACCAGCCATGACTCGCGAAGGAGAATGGATATCCATTTTTTGCTTCATAAAGCTAGGCATATAACTATTAATTTTCGCCCAAATGGTTTTAAGGCTATCAAAACCTGATTGGATACCATTAACTAAACCATCAATGATATTTTTCCCAATACTTAGCATCTTGTTTTTAAGGCTGCCAAGGTAGTCAAATATCTTAGTCCAGCCATCAACAATTCTCTGAAAAAGTGGACTATTCGTAATAGCAGAAATCAAATTATCCCATGCTGTAGTAACAACGGATTTAATCCCTGACCAAACAACACTGGTAACTAGTTTTATATTTTCCCACTTAGCAGCAAACCAATCGCCAATAGGTCCTAAATAACTAACTATTGAATTCCATACATTCGCTACGCCAGTTGTAATGCTGGTCCAAACTGAGCTAAAGAAGCCAGTAATACCAGACCAATTCGCAATAATTAAACGAGGTATGCCAATAAGCGGGAAAAGTAGATTTAAAAGAGGATTATCTGCAAAAACTTGATCTACACTTTGAATAATACCTTTTATGAAAGATACGCCTGTATTGAATGCATTTTTAACACCAGTCCATAAATCCATAAAGAAAGATTTAATCGGTGCCCAATTTTGATAAATAAAGTATGCAGCTGTAGCAAGTAGTGTGACTGCTAAG